CAGAGAGCGCGGGGATCCCGGCTTATACCGTCAGCCGGTACGGCCGCGTAAAAACTTTCACGGAACTTTCCGCACCAACCCTTTGGCGCAAAGAGTGACCGGTACTCTCGATGCATGGCGCGGTTGCATCGACAGCGAGACGACGAAGAGTTAGATGCAGCTGCCCTCAGTCATGATGTCGAAGGTTGGTGGGGTATCAAATACCAAACCAAACTTCTGGGCCAAAAGGTAGATGAGGGCAAGAAAGCACTTTTGAAAAAAGTGAGGCGGTTTGGTGAAGTACAGCCAGAAACCGGCTCCTTTTTCCTAGAACTCGATGAGCCGGTCAGTGACCGCAAGATTCTCAAGCTCAAGGCCCAGCGCGCCGTGAGCACCATGCAAGACAGCGAAGAGATCGAAAAAATCCTCCGATCTAAAGGCCTCTGGGATCAGATGATCGAGTGGGAGCCCGTGCTCGATGAGGGCAAGGTCCACGCTGCCTACTTCGACCGCCTGATCACCGACGAGGAACTGTCTCGCATGTTCCCCAAGTCAGAGTATTTCAGCCTGATCCTACTGGACGATGACGACAAGCCGGTGAACTGATGACTGATTCACTGCAGTCCCTCTTCGGAAACATCCAGGATGAGTACTACCCGGGCTCCAAGCAGAAGCGACGAGAATCTCGGGAGGCCCATCAAGAACGTGTGTCCGAGCAAAGAGCCGAGGCGAAGGAAAATGCACCCTGGGACGCTCGACCCTGGAGCAAGCACGTCCGGTTCAGTGATGGGCGTGAGATGGACCTGGAGATGTTCCCAATCGGGGCTCTGGCCAAAGCGCTTCATCGCGACTCAGTCACCCTGCGGGCCTGGATCCGAAAGGGCTGGCTCCCCAAAGCGAAGTACCTCACACCACCAGTAGCGGGAACTCGGGGCAATGCTGGACGACGTCTATGGAGTCGAGCCCAGGTCGAAGGGATCGTCAGCATCGCCCAAGAAGAAGGCTTGCTGAACGATTCTCCACCACGAATCCAACGAACAAAGTTCACCGAGAGAGTCATGGCTACTTGGAAGGAGTGGCTGTGAAGCTGTCAAAGAATGTCAAGTACTTGGTACGTGTCCGTGACTACGAGACCGTCCATATCGAGGTGGGCGCAGAAATAAGCCACTACGACCTCGGTTACGACGACCAAGCCTGGACCGAACTAAATCCAGACGCTCGTGAAAAATGGGCTGATGTCCTCCACAACATGGTCAATACCGAGGTCGACCGCATTGCCCGAGAAGAACTGACTGTCGTCGCCGGATGGTCAGAGATCAGTCCAAACCTCGCTGAGGATTACCTGTCAGTAGAACCACATACCACCATGCAAAGGAAACCACATGCCACCAAAAAGACTGGTTCGCAGTCCACGCCGAGCCGAGCAATACGAAGAGGAGCAGCCGCGTCGTCTGCGTAGAGGGGGCTCCCAGACCCCAAGCAAGAACGAGGCTGACGATGATGGTGATCTGTCAGTAGCCAAGGGCTGGGAGGGCTATCGCCGTACCAAGGCCAATGCACCATCGAAGTGGTCAAAGCTCTACAAGGTGCCCGATGAAGAGCAGCTCATCATGTTCTTAGAAGACGGACCCTATGCCAGCTTCCTCCAGCATTGGGCCGACTGGGTGCCAAAGGGCCACAAGATGAGCTACATCTGCTCACAGCAGAACTGTCCGCTCGATGACATCGACACACCAACAGCTCGGGTTCGCTTCAACATCTTGGACCTGAGTGGAGATCTGCCGATACTGAACACCTACGAATGCGGCATGACCATCACCGACACTCTGGACAAATCCACCAAGAACGAGCCCCTCGGGGGGCGCTATTTCGCCATCTCCATGGTGGGGGACAAGACCAAGCGCACTCAGATCCGTCCAGTCAAGGTTCGTGACCTGGAAGAAGATTGGGGGTTCCAGGCCCTCACTGATGATGAAATCGCCAAGTTCGACACCAAGCTGTGGGACGAGTCCTCTTTGGAGCGCTCCACCGACAAAGAGCTTCAAGAGGTCGCTGACATGGCGACTTCGTGACCGACAGTGAATCTCGCCACCAGAACCATCAGTACGACCGAGGATCTCAAGCACCTCGTCACTGACTACAAGAAGTTCAGTGAGTTCAGCTTCGATATTGAGACCAAGGCCAACCGCAAAGTTCGGTCTTTAACCCTGGCTACTATGCCAAGCGCCAAGGGGACATCGCGTACTGCCACCGAGATGGTGACCTGTCCGTCATGCCAGCGGCAGTTCCCACCGACGCATGGGCGCAAATGGTGTTCCGACGCATGCCGTCTGGCAGCAGGAAAGGACAAACCTGCTCTCGATGCTCGGACCAACATGGTGTGGGCGATCAGCCTCGCCGGTCCAGGACGATCTGACGTCATCCCATGCGGGCACCCAGACCCTCGTCCCCAGTTGAAACCCGCTCAGGTGTTCGACATTTTGGAGCCCCTCTTCTTCTCCGATCGAACCAAGATCAACCAGAACGTTGGGTTCGACCTCCTGTCCATCGCCAAGTACTACGGCGGTCAGATTCCACCGCCGCCCTACGGCGACACCTTGACCCTGGTGTACCTGTTGAACGAGAACCTTCATGTGTACAAGTTGGGAGCACTCTCTCAGCGTTACCTCGGCTACACCTATGCGGAGAAGCTAGGCCCAGAGGCGTACAACACCTTCTTTGAGAAAGCGATCCGGTACTCAATCATCGACGCCAAGACGGCCTGGATGCTCTGGTGGAAGGTACGCCGGAAGCTAAGTAAACCTTCCATGCGACGCCTAGAAGAACTCTTCATTCTGGAGATGGAGGTGCTCGGCGTACTCATGGACATGCGGCGCATTGGAGCCTATGTCGACGTCGAGGAGTTCCGCCGCCTCCGACCAGAGCTAGAGCAACGTCACAATGAGATGAGAACCGAAATCGTGGCGATGGTCGGGAAAAACATCAACCTAAACAGCCCCCAACAACTGGGCAGCTATCTCTACGACGAGCTGAACCTGCGCTGCCCCAAGCTCACCGACAAAGGGGCTCGTTCCACTGACGCCTCAGTGCTCAAGACACTCGCTCCCAAGCACCCAGCTCCTTCCAAAATCCTGGAGTTCAAAGAGATCCAGAAAATGCTGTCGACCTACATCGGTGGCTACATCCCTCACATCGATGATGACTCACGGATCCGGGCCAGCTTCAACCAGGCCCGGGCAAAAACTGGGCGATTGAGCTGCAGCGATCCGAACCTTCAAAACATCCCGGCCCGCTACAAAGAGACCTTTGAAGCCACCATGGTTCGACAGCTGTTCATCGCCCCACCGGGCATGAAGCTCATCGTGGCCGACTACTCCCAGATCGAGCTACGGGTTCTCGCCCACCAGACCAAGGACCCTCGGCTCATGTACGCCTACCAACACGGACTGGACCTGCACACCCAGACGGCGTCACTCATCTGGCGCATACCTCAACATGAGGTCACACACGACCAGCGATCCATCGCCAAGAACTGCAACTTCAACTTCGCCTTTGAAGGTGGCCCAAGCCGGGTGGAGGAAATGTCAGGCATCTCTGAACGTGAGGCCCAGTCGGTTTACGACGGCTGGCACCGGGCGTACCCCGGCGTGAAGAAGTGGGGCACAGGAGTCAAGCGATTCTGCTGGGAGCACGGTTACGTCGAGACGCTCTACGGGCGCAAGCGTCGGTTACCAGAGATTCAATCCCTGGAATGGAAGGAGCGCGCCTACGCCGAGCGTCAGGCCGTGAACCACCCCATCCAGGGCACTGCCGCCGACATTGCCAAAATCGCGATCGTCCAGGTACATGACGCTCTCCAGAGCTTTGATGCAGCTCTTGTGCTCCAAGTACATGACGAGTTCGTGATCGAGGTGGACGAGCATCAGGTGAACCAGGTCCTACCGCTGGTGCGGATGGCAATGGAGGAGATCTGGCTGGGGGCACGACCGGTACTCGATGTGCCCCTGGAGGTCAACATCGGTGTCGGCCACAACTGGTCAGAATGTAAATGAGGAACCTATGACTAGCGATCTCAGTTGGTGGGAACGTCACCTCAATGTGCCGGTCCGAGCGCCCCAACAACAGCAACAGGTCACACCCACCCAACCGGCCAGGCCGAGTCAAGCGGTGCGCTGGGAGCCGCAGTATCCACCGACCGCCCCCCGGTACGAGGAGCCCCTACCGGAGCAGTCAACAGGTGACGACAACTACAACCGCGTTCGACAGCAAGGCTATGTCTCCAAAGCGCCCGCCAGTATTGGCAGGACGGGGACCTGTCCTGAGTGTGGCGGCTCCAACTTCTTCAAGCGACGCTGGGCTCACACCGAGGCCGCACCGCTGTGCACAGACTGTGGTTACAACGGTGACCTCTTCACCCAGTCGGGCAGTTTGCTCAACTCCATTGGGGCGACCAGCTCTGGTCCAGTGGCCTTTGCTCGCACCGACAATCCCGGCGGTGAGAGCCACTTCGGTACGGACCCATCGGTAACAAGTGACTTCTCGTGGTCAGCAGTGCGATGACCTCTGGGAAGAAAGGGACGGTGACACATGGTCGTACCGCGTATCTCAAAAACACCTGCCGATGTGAAATCTGCACAGACGCCGCTGTCACCTGGAAGCGTAACTGGA